GTGAAAGCGGCGTACGAAAAGGGCAAGCCTGACTCGGACTCGTCCGTCGAGGGGGACCACAGCAAATCCGTTGAACATGTGGATTCCGATGCAAAGCCAGTCAAGGACGATGGCCAGCAGAAGGATACGAATGATCAGCAGGCAGAAAAACTGCCGTTCCATAATCACCCGCGATGGAAGGAGATGATCTCGGAGCGCGAAGCCTTGAAACCCAGGGCGGAGCAGTACGACAAGATCACCAACTTCATGCACACCAACGGCCTCACCCCTGAGGAGATGGCCGAAGGCATGCACGTCATGGCCTTGATGAAACAGAACCCTATTGATGCTTACAAGCAGCTCCAGGGCTACATCGAAAAACTTGCGCCCCTGACCGGAGAGGTTCTTCCTCCCGATATCAAGGCCAAGGTCGATGACGGTTTCGTCGATGAAGAGACTGCCAAAGAACTAGCTGCCCTTAAGGCGCAGCGTGATCTTATGGAGTCCCGCCAGCGTCACGCGGAAGAGCAGGCACGACAGCAGGAGTCGATCCAACGTCAGCGCAGCATCCACGATGCGGTCGCTAACTGGGAACAGCTCGAGAAAGCCAAGGATCCTGATTGGTCCGCGAAATACGAAATGGTGATGGAACGCGTGAATACGCTCCTAGTAGGCAACCGGCCTCAGACTCCCGATCAGGCGATCGAGATCGCACGACGCGCTCTCTCTGACGTGAATACGAGACTCCGGCCGCTGGCAGGACGCGGAAGCACCATCAAGTCTCCCACCAGTTCTTTGTCGTCCAATCAAGCCCGTTCGGCCCCCCGTTCTTTGGACGAGGTAATCCGTATGGGCCTTCAGCTAAACACCTAATAAATCACTACAATGGCCAATTCTTTCTCTGTTCTTGAGAACACCATCGCCTCCGCCCTTGACTTCCACATCAAGAGCGACGCGTTCGCCCAGTCCATCCAGGAGAAGCCCCTGCTCAACCTTTTCACGAAGAAGCAGAAGTCTTTCCCCGGCGGCAAAGGCGACATCACCATGCCGGTCGTGTTCGACTACACGACCACGATCCAGGGCTACGAAGGCGACGAATCCGTCAACTACGTCAACCCGCAGAACACCAAGCGTGTCACCTACCCTTGGAAGGAAATCCACTCCGGTATCACCGTCACCCTGACGGAACTGAAGGTTGACGGTATCTCCGTCACCGACAGCATGACCGGCGAGAACACCTCCAAGCACTCGGGTCGCGACGCCACCGTCCTCACCAACATCCTCAAGGCCAAGCTCGACGACATGACCGAAGGTTGGTCGCGCGGCTTCAACCAGATGTTCTGGGGCGACGGCTCTGACTCCAAGAAGGTCGCCGGTGTCCAGGCTTTCATCAAGCCTGCTGCCACCAACGACCTCGGCACCACGGGCGGTATCGCGCGCAACACGGTCTTCCAGGGCGGCAAGAAGCTCTGGCAGAACCGCACGGACACCTTCACCTACCAGGCCGGCCAGACCAACATCATCGAAGGTCTGCGCAAGGAAGTGCGTCAGCTGAAGCGCTACGGCGGCAAGCCCACCGTGATCCTCTGCGGTTCCGGCTTCCTCGAGAAGCTCGAAGCTGAGATCACCTCCAAGGGTATCTTCACCCAGACCGGCTTCTCGAAGGGCACCGATATCTCCATCGGCGTTCCGTCGCTGCTTGGCCTCGGTGAGTTCGTGTACGACCCGACCCTGGACGACCTGCTGCCCCCTGGCCAGCTGACCGGCTCCCAGACCAACTACGCCTACATCCTCGATATGGACGCCCTGTGCCTCTATACGATGGAAGGCGAAGATAAGAAGGTCCACAACCCGGCTCGCCCCGAAAACAAGTATGTCATCTACAAGGGCATGACTTGGACGGGTGGCTTGACCTGCAAGCGCCTCAACAGCTCCGGCCTCTATATCGCTGCCTAAGCGATACAGGGCTGGTTTCAGACAAAGGGCCGGATCTTCCGGCCCTTTTTGTTTGCATTTCAGATCGGACTGGGAAGACTGTGCTGACCATGGAATACGCAAATATCGAACTTCGTCTGAGCAATAGCATGCTCAATACGATCACCAAAACCGTCACCGCGCCCGAGGCCAGAATCCTTGAGCATCTCAATGGCGAAGGATCTGTGATTATCATGAACATTCTCGGAACGGTCGGACATACCGATCGCGCCGAGCGAGAGCGCATCACGGTGCTGTATGGCAAGGAAGGTCTTGATCGATGCTACCCCGGAGCAGCCCAGCTGCATAAGACTTTCTTGGAAGCAGGATTTGAAGGCAGGATTCCTGAATCGTCTAAAAAGTCCAAAACCTTAAACTGACATGCCAAGAGGGACAACTTTGGTCGAGCTAAGAGAAATGCTTCGAAGCGAGATCGGAGCATCCCCTAGTGTGGCCATGGGCGTTAATACGCTCAACCAGATAGATCATACGCTTAGGCGAGTACAGGAAAGGCTTTGGTCTGACCACGATTGGGACTTTGGATACATCGAGCGCGATGAACCATTGTTCAATGGTCAGCGATATTACACGTTTGATCCCGAGATTGATTATGACCGGATCATTTCAACCCATGTCAGCTTTTCTGATATCTGGCACCCTGTCGATTATGGCATCGGAACAAACGAATACAACCAATTCGACTCCGAAAGGAACCAACGCACGGAACCCGTCTTGCGTTGGCGCCATTATGAAGGAAATCAGTTTGAAGTATGGCCAGTGCCTACTTCGTTCACCCAAAAGCTAAGGTTTAAAGCCATCAAAAAGCTTCCACCACTTATCGCGGAAGGAGACCGGGCCGAATTGGACGATAATCTCATAGTCCTGTTTTCTGCTGCTGAATTCCTGGCCAGGTCTAAAGCGGAAGACGCCCAAGCAAAGCTTGCGCAGGCAAATTCCCACTATAACCGTCTTAAGGGAATGGGCATGAAGCGTGATAGGTTCATCTACGGCGGAGGAATAGACAGGAATGAGCGCCTTAGAATCGTAGGAGGTCGTTTCGTAAGAGACGATAGGATCTGATGCCATATACGATCGTAGACAACTTTTCGGCAGGACTAGACTCAAGAAGGCATGTCCTGAACTCAAAGCCAGGGACATTGGCCAAGATCAACAATGCCCACATAACGAGAGGCGGAGAGATTGAAAAAAGGAAAAGCTTTAAAAAGATACACAAGGTTCCGGTCCATGATCAAGTCTTTGGGCTCGAATCTACGTCTGAAGGTATCTTTACCTTTACTCATCTTCCAGAAGGGGCTGTAGACGACCCCGTATTTTTTCCTCCGTTTCCAGGTCTTCATTACCAGCGTCTAATGTCTCCACTAACAACGGATCACATGCATTACGCTTGGGCCGTCGGGAGACCTAAAAGAATCAAGAATTTCGATCTTCCGGTAATGTCTACGGTCTTCGGAGGGAAGGTTTTTGCAATATTCAAGTATTGTGGGAACAATAGTGATTACATAAAAGATCATTGTATGGCGTTTTACGACGGTGTGCCTATCGGTCAATGGCACCACGGATTGACGGACATTGATAATACCATATTTAGTATGGCTCAAAAAATGACGTCTTACTTTTCCGAGGCTGCGACTCCTGGATATACGGCAGAATATTACAGCGGATATCCGGAAAATTCATTAGGCGGATTTGTTGTAACGGGAAAACCAGGCGTTGCTTTTGATCTGAAACATGTAGAAGAAACGAAGCAGTATTACTCGGTCACGATTGAAGAGATTCAGAAAAAAGTAGATTTTGTTCCATCTACGCCGGCGCGATGCGAAAAAACCATCGTGGGTGGATCTGAGATAAACGCTCAACTCAAGAAGGGTTCAAGATATCTTCAGGCATACAAGCTTCCTGGAATCAGGAGCATTAGGGTAGGCGCAAGCTCGGCTACCGCTGATGATGGAACAGATCTGATCGGATGGACCGGAACAACGGGACTTCTTTACAACACCTATCCTGCTAGCGGCGTTGGTTCGCCGTCTGGAGAGCTGTTCTTTACGCTAAGAAAGGCGATTAACGACAACTCTCAGTCTGGCCTTAATCACAAGTATAAGGCTGAAATGGCTTCTTACGGTGGTTGGTCTGGCTGGGATCCGGCTGACTTATGGATCAAGGCTCCGGCAGATTTTGGCCCAAGGGCCAATGATGATCTTGTTCAGATCGAGTTCGATTCAGACCCAAGATTGAACAACATAGGAAACCTTGGAGACCTGATCGATGTGGCCTCGGTAGCGGTAAGTCCTTACGATCCTTCCAGATTTATCGCCACAATGGGAGTGCTTTCAGGTGGCGTTGATAACCAGATAACGGCCGTGAAGGTCGACGGTATTGATATCCTTGGAGCACCCGTGTCCTGGGAACAGTCGCACAGTTACACCATGAACAAGGTGAAGACCCAGATTGACCTTTATGCTTCACAGGTAGAATATGATCTAAGCATTTCCGGTCCTACGATTACGCTGATCGGAAAGGCAAATACTGGCGCCGAGCTGAACAACAAGTCCGTCACATTTGAAGTAAACGGAAACGTGATCGTTACCGGAGCGTCGGGGTTTTCCGGAGGCATCAGCCAGGTCGCAGCGATGCCTCAGAAAACCAGAGTTTCTTATAATCAAGACTTCCAGCTTCCTATCTGCCCTATGGGCAAAAAGTTCGGAGTCACGATCACTCCATCCGACAACCCGACTAGCCCTATCGTCGTTGGAGCGACCCGAATGGCGGACGTCTTCGGGAAAGATCCGTCTTTCGTCTTCACCTACAAGTCCAAGGTTTATGTCGGATTTGGATCTGTAGTGTATTTTTCGGCCCTGAATGACTGCACGAAATGGGACATATATGACCTTGGCTCTGGTTTCATCGACATGTCCAATAACTTTGGTGGGCGGGATGATCTGACGGGGTGCGGAGTCTATCAGGACAAGATGGTATTCTTCACGAGCAGAAGCTGTCAAACCTGGTATATGGACCCTGATCCATCATTGAACAGGCAGATCCAGGTAATCGAAAACTCTGGGTGCATAGCCCCGGAATCCATTATTTCGATCAACTCTATAGACCTGATATACCTGTCTGATAACGGTTTTAGGTCATTAAGATCCAGGGAAAACACGGACTCAGCATATGCTAATGACATAGGTTCACCCATCGACGAAATGGTGATAAAAGACCTTAAAACGTATTCAACCATTTTGTACACACCTACGCCGGCAATACCGGTCGGCCCCGAACAATATAACCAAGTCTACCCTACTGTCGAAAGCGCAATCAAACAATCAGCCAGATCTGTCATA